AAGGAACTTTTGATGCTATGGCAATAAAAAATAATGTTATTCCTTTATTTGGAACAACGATGTCAAATAAATTAAAGGAAATGATTATATTAAGTGGAATTCCAAGAGTCAATATTGTGTTAGACGACGACAAATCTGGCATCGATGGCGCAATAACAATTTACGAATTTTTACAACCATTTGATATAGATATTCATTTAATTTTATCTAATAAAAAGGATGCGTCAGAATTGGGGTTTGAGGAAACCAATAAAATTATAACCAATTCCAAACAAACTACATTTGAAGACATCATAAAAATTAAATTAAATATGTGAAATGTTCTTACTTTTTTGTTATTACATTTATACTTATTAGAGAGGTCATTATGGGAAGAAAACGAAAATATTTTACTAAAGAGGAAATAAATGAAAGAAATAGGCGAAAATCAAAACAATATTACGAACGAAACAAAAAAAGAATTTGTAAAAATCGTATGCGAAAATACTGGGAACAAAAAAATATGGAAAAGAAATTGCCCGGAGTGTAGGAAAGAATTGACATATTTTTCAAGACAAAATTTGTGGAGAGCAAATAAAAATAAATGTCCATGTGCATCTTGTGCTAAATTAGGAGATAAAAATCCCGCCAAACAAGAATGGGTTAGAAAAAAGATTGGAGTTGGTGGAACAAAATATTATTTACCAAATGAAATAATTTTAACTTGTTTGTGTGGTAATAAATGGAATATTAATAAAAGACATTATATAAGATTTTATTTAAAACCAAATAAACAACCCAGATGTAGTTATTGCGTAAATCAGGAAAATGCTAATAATATAACTTCCAAACAAAAGCAATTACGAAGTAAAAAGATGAGTAAAATTATGAAAAATAGAAAAATTACATGGGGAAATAAAATAAAATTTGTTTGGAGTAAAAAGTCTAAAAAAGAAAAATTAAAAATTTATGAAAAAATATCATCAACTCATTCAAAACTCATATCAGAAGGTAAAATAAAATTTAATTCTGGATTTAAAAGTGGTCATTATAAAAGCATTAAAACAGGAAATAACGAATATTATCATAGTTCGTGGGAATTGAATAAAATGAAATTTTTGGATAATTCAAACGATGTAATATGGTGGACAAAAAATCATAAAATTCGTATTCCATATAAATATAAAGGAATAATTCACAATTATGTTCCAGATTTTTTAATTAAACAATCAAATAATAAAATGACATTAGAAGAAGTTAAAGGTTATATAAAAGACCCAAGAGTTTTTAAATTAAAATGTAAAGCCGCAGAAAAATACTGTATAAACAATAATATAGAATATAAAGTAAGTTATGATAACAATATTAAAAAGTGATATACAAAAATATAAATGGATTGTTCACTGTGGGGATATCCATATTAGATTAAATAAAAGAAAAGAAGAATATATAAATGTATTTAATACCTTTTTTAAATCAATTAAAGATTATCCAAAAAATGAAACGATTATAGTAAATACAGGAGATTTATTTCACACAAAACTAGATTTACAACCGGAAGGAATTAAATTAGCAGAAACATTTTTACGTGGGTGTTCTGATTTATTTCCTACTATTATAATTGCAGGAAATCATGATTGCAATTTAAGTAATAAAACTCGTCTTGATAGTATTAGTCCTGTTGTAGATGCTATACGGCATCCAAATTTGTTTTATCTTAAAAAATCAGGATTATATTCGTTAGGTAATATCTGTATAAATAATTATAGTATTTTTGATTCTTCTGAAAATTATATAAAAGGAAAAGACATACAACAAATTTATAGAAATAAATACGAACATTTCATTTGTTTATTTCATGGTCAAGTTGATGGGTCTATGACGGATTTGGGATTTAAGTTATCAAATCCAACGGTTCCAATTAGTATGTTTGATGAACATGATATATCAATGTTGGGAGACATACACAAATTACAGGATTTACAAGAATATGATTATGATAATAATAAACCTGTTGTGAGGTATCCGGGGTCATTGTGTCAACAAAATCACGCGGAACCATTGATTGAACATGGATATACTTTATGGGATTTAGAATCCAAAACATATAAACACGTAGAGATACCTAACGAGTATGGATTTTTTAGTGTATTGATTAGAAATGGTGTCATTATGTCTGACACAACTAACATCCCAAAGAAAGCTAGAATTCGTATTCAGCACGATAACTGCACCCCATCGGAGATAAAAGCCGCGTTGGTTCATGTCAAAGGATTGACCGAAGTTATTGAAGTTTCCTATCAAAAATTAGACACCACAAAATCACTTACAAGGATACCTTCAGCGAATGGAAACATCGTTTTGGGTGATATTAACGACACAAATTATCAAGTCACATTGATTACCGACTACTTGAAAACAAAGTTAAACGTGGTTGACCAAACCATAATTGATGGAGTAATCAAGATAAACAATGATGTAAATAACGTGGTCAAAAAGGATGAATTCGCAAGAAATATTCGTTGGATTCCTATCAGATTTGAGTGGGAAAATATGTTTTCCTACGCTGAAGGGAATGTCATAGACTTCACAAAAACAAAGGATTTGGTCGGTTTATTTGCAGCTAATACCTCTGGAAAATCAAGCATTTTCTCCGCTTTGACATTCTGTTTATTCGACAAATGTGAACGTGCTTCCGGTGCCAAAAGCATAATGAACGACAAAAAAACGACTTTTAGTTGTAAATTTGAGTTCGAGTTGGATGGTAAAAGATACTTCATCAAACGTGATGCCAAGACCGACAAGAAGGGTAAAGCCAAGGTCGATGTCAAGTTTTGGAAGATTGAAAACGGTGAAGAAGTTGACCTAAATGGTGAACAAAGACGTAATACAAACGAGGTAATTAGAGAGTATTTGGGCTCATATGATGACTTTGTATTGACTTCTCTAAGCGTTCAAAATGGTAAAAATAATGCGTCAATCATTGATATGGGCGACACAGACAGAAAGGATTTGTTCGCACAATTCATGGGTCTTACCGTGTTTGATAGACTCTATACGGAAGGAAATGAGCGGTTGAAAGAGCTGTTAGTGATGCTCAAAACATATCGTAATGATGACTATACAAGCAAACTTGTAGAATATCAGAATTTCTTGGAACAAGCTGAACTTCTATATGAATCAGAACAACAAGTCTTGGCAGAGATAGGTAAGAGACGTGATTTAATTCAACAAACCATCCTCGAAACCACAAAGAAGCTTATCAAAATTGATGGTGATATTCCAAAATTGGGATACAGTCAAATGATGTTAGAGAAGGAAGAGCAAGTCCTTAACAACGCCAAGTCCAAGATTGTATCCAAGGAAAAAGAAGTTGAAATCGTGGCGGGGCAACTTACACAAGTTGAATTGGAGATAACCAATCTTGAATCCAAGAACGTTTCTGACCTATCTTCTCAACTAAGATTGTTTCAAGAAACTAAGAGAAATATTGAAGATAAACGTGAACAATTAAAGGCAAATTATCTTCGAGATATGAAAATTTTTGACAGGGCGAGAGACATTGATTATAACCCTGATTGTGAATTCTGCGTAAAACACGCTGGAGCCATTGCTCAAGATGCCAAGGATGCCAAGGAAAGAATGGAAAAGATTCAAACTGAAGCGTCTGAAATAAAGGCCAAGCTTGATATCATAGATGCTAAAATTACCGAGATACAATGGTCACATGAAGCGAATCTTAACCTCATGTCATTCTTGTCAAAACGTAATACTTTGAAAGATAGTAGAATAAGATTGACCGATGATATAAATGCCTTGAGACAACATTTGACGAAAATTGAAGGTGAAGTTAAAAAACATCAAACGAATATTGAACTCTATAATAAGAACATAGAGTCTATGACTTTCAATGAAGATGTCAAAAAGCAGATTGGTGAATTTGAAAAAGAATTGGTTCAAGTTGAACATTCACACAAAACTAAGACAAAGACTTTGATGGATATCAATAGTAAGATGTCTGTATGTAAAAATCAAATCAATGACATAAATGACAAGATTTCAAAGATTAAACTTGTCGAAGAAGAATATAAACTTTATGAAATCTACTGTCAGGCAGTAAGTCGTGATGGTATTCCATTTGAGGTTATCACCGCTACTGTCCCTGAAATTCAAAATGAAGTCAATAGTATCTTGAGTCAGGTTAGTGAGTTTACCGCCTTGTTTGAGACTGACGGTAAGAACATCATTCCTTACATCGTTTATGATGGAAGACAATGGTTAATGAGTTTGACCAGTGGATTTGAGAAGTTCGCCTTGTCTCTGGCTATCCGTGTGGCGTTGATTAACATATCAAACCTACCAAAAATGCCTGGATTGGTGATTGATGAAGGTTTTGGCGTATTAGATGCCGATAATTTGTCTCAAATGGAGTCTCTATTCTCTTATTTAAAATCTCGATTTGATTTTATAATTATAATTTCTCATTTAGAGGCTTTGCGAGATATTGTGGATAGTCATATAGAAGTTAAAAAAGAAAATGGATTTTCAAAAGTTGAATATAAATGACAAATTTATGATACAAAAATATTATCATATAACCAAATCAAAAAATTTAAACTCTATTTTAATTAGAGGAATAGTTCCAGGATTTTGTAAAGGCATAACCACCGATTTTTATAGAAATGATAAGGAAATAAAAAATTTTGTATTTTTAACTAATAATCCAAAATATATCTTAGAAAATCAATGTGGAAAAGAGTGGTGTAAAAAACATCGTTTAATTTTATTAGAAATTAATACTGATAACATTAATCTTATTTCGGCGACAGGCATTGAATTTAAGGTCAAAAATACTATTTCTCCGAATAGGATAATATCAATTAAATATCTATAATAAAGTTAAACATTTAGCGCAAAAGGCGTAAATTTTATGATATCGTATCTATTTATATTGTATGGAATCGTTAATTTCATTACAAAATATAAGTGGAATATATAAAATAACAAATAAAATCAATGGAAAATATTACATTGGTTCTTCTAATAATTTATATGAACGGTGGAGTTATCATATAACACATCTTACCAAAAATATTCACCATAATAAATATCTTCAATCATCGTGGAATAAATATGGCAAAGACAATTTTATTTTTTCATTAATAGAAAAAGTTGAAAAATACAATTTATTGATTACGGAACAAAAATATTTAGATAAATTAAAAAAAGATAAAAAAAATTGTTATAATTTAACCTTCATAGCCGGCGGAGGAGGAGGATTCGAAGGAAAACATCATTCGGAAGAATCTAAAAATAAAATTTCTTTAAAATTAACCGGAAAATATAAAGGAACAAACAGTCCTCACTATGGGAAGCACCATTCAGAAAAAACTAAGAAAAAATTATCACTATTAAAATTAGGAAAGCCGTCGCCCAATAAAGGTAAAAAACTAAGTAAAGAACAAAAAATTAAAATAAAAAATTCTTTATTAAAAATAAGAGATGATATTAGTAAAAGATTTCGAAAAACATATACTTTTGTATCTCCAAATAATGAAATAATTACTATTACCAATTTAAAAGAATTTTGTAAATTTAATAATCTAACTTACAGTAGAATGAGCGGGGTTGGTCGTAGAGTAGAAAAATCACATAAAGGATGGAGATTACAATGTTAAATTTGTTAGATTCATTTGGAAAATCTGGGGTTTCATACGGCCTATACACTAAACAAGCGGACGTGACTGATACAGAGTATCTTTCACGTTACTTCGTTCTATCGGAATTCAACTCTACCTTCACGGCTGGTAAGAACCCTATTTCCATCAACGGCTCCCCATTTTTGGAACAAGGTAGTCAAATCTTAATAGAATGTTTGGACGCCCAAGGGAACAATTTGTTCATAGAAATGGCTAAGTATTCAGATGATGGGACGCCAGGAAACACATATAAAGAAGGAACTGCTACTGTAGTTTCTGTTCATGTTTATGGAGATACTGCGGACGGCGTTGGAAGAATAATCATCTATGGAACTTTAATTGATGGTAGAACTGTCAAGTGGCTTCAAAATGTAGTCATCAATAAAGCTCTAAAAAATCATTCAAGAGTAAGATTTTATCAAGCTCCAACATTACAAGTTAATTCTGCCGACCTTCCTGTTTTGAGTTCTGATGTATCTCAAAATTTGGTTAGTAATGTATTGTTGACAGGAACAGTTAATGGATTATCCGTCAATCCTATAAAAAATACAAATCAGACAACCATAAATAAAGCCAATGTTGATATTGATTATAGACTTACTTTAACAAGTCCTCTGTTGGATTCTACTCCTGATGTTAGTGGTTTCAATTCTCAAATGGTTGGGGCAACTATAGTTTTAAACATTAATACGATACAAGACCCACTATCAACCAATAATGTTCCTGTATCACAGACAGCTTCATATTCAATCAAAAATGTTATCAACAATACAACAATTCAGATTGACCGACCATATTACTATTTGGATGGATACGGTAATCAAACTGTAACAAACATCGTTGATGCCGACTTTTCTGTTGACTATCCATTCATCAATTACAATAATTCTACGGCCAGTTATCAAACTACAATCATCGGTGGTGTAGAATATGTTGTCAAACAATCTTATGCCGATGTGTCTTACACAAACATCAGAGCATTTTCCGGTTACGTTGCTAGACATAAAATATACAGAAAGAGTATGTTGTCTAACGCAGATTATTCTGTGATTGCCGACGAACCAATCGAACCAAATCAAGTATTGATAGACTCTCTAACACAGAACAAATACTATGATTTATTAGGTAAATTTTACAACGATGCCCACATTTCACGTTACTGGCTTACAAGTTCAAATAATATTTCATTAACTCATACTCCAAGTTATGCTGTGGATAGTATGTTAGTATCTTCGCCAACACCGCCGCCTGGCAATGATTATTTGATAGTTAAAAATGATTCATCATTTATAAACAGAACGGCTCAGTATGTTCCATTTAATGAAACCGAAGTTTTAGCAGAATCGGGGTCATCATATGATTCAAACTTCATGGAGTTTAATGGCAACGTCCAGTATTCAATTGATATATCAACAGTCATTCAAAAAGTCCAATCGGAAACCGGTGCTACATTGGCTTTTTACATCACAAGTTCACATCCAAACGCAGCATTAGAATCAACTTACAATCAAAATTTTGGTGTAAAGATTGCTGAAATATATGCCAGTCAAAGTGGTTCGATTGCCGATTTTACAGATTCATACACATTCTACACTCCACAGAATGATTTTTATGGAACGTTGGTGATTGTTCCAACTCTTTGTAATGCCTATCTTAAAAACGTCTCTATAAGCGTTTATGGTGACGATGGATTTCCTCCT